TGATTCATCGAAAAACGCCATGATGCGTTTTTCCCAGGAACTCCGATAAATAACATTACGAGAATTCCCTTTATATTTTTCAATGTGTTTCGGTACAAACTTCCCTTGACGATATTTTGTTTTACGCATAGGTACAATTGTCAGTTACTGTTTTAACATATCCATACAAAAAAAGAGATTTTCAAAAAATATTTATGAGAATGGATATTGTTGAGAACAAAATTGATCCAGCAGTAGGAACACCTGATGATAAAACAAAGGCATCTATATACTTACCTGCACCAAAAGGATTGTTAATTGAGAACCACTTGATCAATTGGAGAGGTGCTGACTTAGGAATCTCGGGTGAACTTGTCATGAATAGTTCTGACCGAGTTCGTGATGCTTTCAATTCTTCAGGAACAACTGGTCTTGTTTCTGGAATTATGGAAAGTATGGGTACGGTTGTTGAAGAAGCATCAAAGGCGGCATCAACTTGGGTTGATAAACAAGTTATGCAGGCAACTAGTTTTGGATTGCCAATTATCAATCAAGCATTTGGTCAAACGGTAAGATCAAATCATACACTGATGTTTGAAGGTGTTGATAAAGTTCGTGATTTCATTCTTGAATGGAATATATTTCCAAACAATTATCAAGATGCGGATTCAATTGAGACAATCATTGCGGTCTTACAGAAAGCAGCACTACCTAAAATTGACAATAAAACAATGCTTGATAAAATACAAGAAGTTGCTGTTTCTTCTTTTTCAGATAAAAATGAAACTCGAGATGTAAAAGAAAACAATCCTGTGATGCCTTCTGGGTTGTATAGTGTAACATATAAATTACCATATAAAGTTAAGATTAAATTGTTTGAAAGAAAAGTCAACAACAATTATGGAAATTTATCAGAAGCAACAGACCTTGAAGAAATAACACACTTAACAAATTTTCCAAAAGAACTTGTTATTCGAAACATTTATCTTGAACATGACCTCAGCGGACCACATCCGCCAATGGTTCAATATAATGATGAATATTTTCATACAATGTATAATCTTCGTGTATCATTAACAGATATTACCGTCACAACAAGTGAAGATATAAACTATACCTAATATGTCAACACCGAATGAATTAAGGTTTCCTGCCGATTTAGGTACAGGACTTATAAAAAACTATATTCGATTTCAGTTTTATGAAAAAACTAAAACAAGTCCTAGTGTTACATATGATCCAACAAGTATAAATCTTGCAAAGTATAATCGATATAAACCTGATATCTTTTTACCGGTAACTCCTGACTTATTTCGTGATGTATTAGGTATAGCTTATAATGAAACAAATCTTGGTGTTCTTGGTTCTCTATTGTACAATGAAGCAAAGAGGATGAATGATCTAAGTGCTGAGTCAATTGAAAAGGTATTCGCAAATGCCCTGTCAACCGAAGCAATTAAAAATGGCATTAAATCATATGTAAACACACAAATAACAACATCAAGTGTTGATGCAGTAAAAGCGTTTGCATATAAAAATGGCATGGCATATAATCAAAACTTAATGTTGATGTTTAATGGTAGCGCATCACACTATCGTTTCTTTCGTTTAAGTTGGACATTAAGACCAAGAAATATTGCTGAAGCCGATACAATTCTTAAAATTGAAAAAACTTTTCTGAAGAACATTTTGCCGACAACTGCTAATGGTGGAATGAATAGTAAAGACTTAAAGTATGATAATCATTTTAAATATCCTTATGAAATTTGGATGACAATTTTTATTAACAATAAAGAATTTGATAAATTCAATATCTTACCTTGTTATGGTATTTTCTTTGATGCATCACATGAAGAACATCAGCAAGGTGTAGAATTATCTTTAATGAAAAAGGAAGATAGTCGAGTTTACTATTCACAGACAATTTTAAATTTAGGTATTCAAGAAAAAGAACAGTTTACAAGAGAAAGTGTTACAATATCAAGAAAGCCAAAACCAATAGTTGAGGATATATTCAAATGAATTATTTTCGTAATTTTCCAAAAACCTTAGTAAAAGTTGAAAATGTAAATGTTTCGCTAATTGATATTTCAATTCGTACAAAGATTATGGATTACATTACAAGAAACGATGATTATTTGATCAAAGATTCATATTCTCTTGATGCAGAACAACGCCCTGAACAAGCAAGCTATGAATTATATGGTACAGTTGATTACACATATGTTTTATTAATTTTAAATAATGTTTATAATATTTTTGATGATTGGATACATCCGTCAGAAATACTTGATAAGTTAATTATTAAAAAACATGGTTCAATTCGAAATGCAATGAGGTCAGTATATCAATGGTACGATGCAAGTGGCACAGAGGTATCTCAACACTCACCAAATAAATCTTATAGTTTGTCAAATTATGATAAATTTATGCAAGACAATGAAAGAAAAAGAACAATTAAAACATTCGATAATAATTCGATGATTCGTATACACAATGATTTTGCACAAACATTAAATAACGCATGAGGACAATATTTTCAAAAACAAAAAAAGAAGATCTATTTCCCGAACAAATCGGTGATTATGAATTGATCTCTTTAATGCTTGAATCACCAAGAGATGATAAAGGTGAGGATATTCGGTTTAAACAATATGGTCTTGATTTTGTTTATACTAATTTTAGTATATACGAAGATTTATATTCAAATTGTTTGACAGGATCTATCACAATTGTTGATGCAAACCATTTGCTCACAGATTTTCCAATCATTGGTGAAGAAACAATTGAAATTTGTTTTCGTTCAATGAATACACCCATTTGTATATTGTTGAGAATGCGAGTAACTGGAATTTCTCCTGTTTCAAAAGTGAATGAAAATTCATACATGTATACATTATACTTGACATCAAATGTTGCTATTGAAAGTGAGAAACAAAAAATATCAAAAGCATTTAATGATGGTAATGTTTCACAAATAATTGAATATATTTGTATAAAGTATTTTAAGATGATTGATGATTCTTCAATCTCGTTTACAAAAGAAGGTGATTTTTCAATAAAACATAAAGATAAATTTTCAAATTATTATTCAATTGAAACTGAATCCGGACATGTTGAAAAATACTTAGCACCTTATTATTCACCTTTTCGTATAATAAATAAATTATGTAAAAGAGCAATATCTGAAACTGGTACATTATTCTTTTTCTTTCAGGATATCAATAAATTTCGTTTTATTAGTCTTGAAGATTTATTTAAAAAACGAGCAAGTGAAAAAATATATAAAAAATTAATGTACATACCAGCAGACAATATAAATCGTGATAACCTCGGTGCTTGGAATATTGTTACTGATTACAAAATTAAAGAGAAGTTTGATGTATTTAAAAATATGTCAAGAGGTATGTATTCTTCTCAGTACTCGTTTGTTGATATTGAAAAGCGACATGTAAAAACAAATGAATTTTATTATCAAAGAGATGCAAGAAAATTTCATCATATCAATAATGATAAATTTTTATTAACCACAAACAATAGTGATATAACTCATAAACTTTCAGAAGAAAGTCCAAGCACAGTTGCTGGTGTTGTAATGTTTCATACTGGTGATCCTGAATCTCAAGACCGTACAATACATTCTGCAGAAATACTACAGAGAAGATTGGCGATGCAAGCAAGTATTGATTCATTGATCTTACAAGTTGTATTACCTGGTGATTCATCTGGACAAATTGCTATTGGTGATATTGTTGAATTCGTATTTCCTAAAAATACAAATCAAGATGGTGATGCTTATTTAAGTGGTAAATATATGGTAACAAGAATCAATCATTCAATTGATATTGCTAAAAAATATTCATTAATCGTTGAATTAGTAACTGATACCATTTCAAATAATTATCAATTAGTACCTGAGATACCATCAAGTGCCTTAGGAATTAAAGCAGAAGCAAAAGATATATTATTAGAACCGGATGAAGATTTAGTTATGACATCAATACTTTCTTCTGATGCTGTTGATAATTATCATGATGCAACAAGAAAACGTTCATTAATTAAAAAAACTGTAGGATATTAATATGTTTGAAACGAATTCGTTATCATTTGGAAAAAATATGATTTGGTTTGTCGGTGTGGTAGAAGACCGCATGGACCCAAATTTTCTTGGACGTGTTCGTGTTCGTTGTTTTGGCTTTCATTCGGAGAGCCGTGATGATGTTCCAACAGATACTTTACCTTGGGCTATGGTAATGCAACCTGTGACATCTGCCGCACAGACTGATGTTGGGCATTCACCAAATGGTCTTGTTGATGGTTCGTGGGTAGTTGGCTTTTTTCTTGATGGTGAGGAAGCACAACAGCCATTAGTGATCGGTTCACTTGGTGGCTATGCAAGAAAGCCAGAAAAATTAAATCCTTCAGATGATTCAAACTGGGCAGACTTTGGCTTTAAAGATGTCCGTGAAGGCTCAAATCTACAGAGAAGAGCATTTCCTCAACCACCCGTTAATGTAAGACGCCGGCGAGGAGATGAGCTTGGCGTAGACGTAGAAGAAGATGAATTTATTTCAAGATATCCAAGAATTGGTGAAGAAGATTCAGCAACAACACCAAAACTTGCAAGAGGTATCAATGACTTAACAATACGATATGATTCTGAAGTTTCTGAAACATCAACGTATGAGCAAACAAATTCTGCATTTAAAGAACCGCTACTTTCAAAAACATTGAATGTTAATCGAAACATTCAAACATCTGTACCAAGTTTTAAATACGACCAACCACAGCCACCTTATAATGCAGTATATCCTTTTAATCATGTATTGCAAACAGAATCAGGACACACAATTGAATATGATGATACACCAAATGCAGAAAGAATTCATGAATATCATCGTTCGGGTACATTTCGTGAAATACATCCCGATGGTACAGTTGTCAAACAAAACATGTCTGACAAATATGATTTCACGGAAGCACATAGCTATGAATATACAAAAGGAGCAAAGTATTCAACACATCGCCGTGGTTTAGCATTAATGATCAATTCTGCTCGTTTAGCAGGTGAAAACTTTGAAGTTAAAGTTTGTGGTAGTAGTAACCATAATTTAACTGTTGAAGATGGTGATTATAATGTGAAAGTACAAACTGGTAAAATTGACATGCTTGGTTCATCAATTCAACATCGTAGTGTTAATGAAATCATTCAGACCGCTCCTTTAATTGAAACAAATGTTGGTAATCATTTACATCGAATTCAAAATGATTATACTGGTGACGCAAGAGGTATATACAATATAAGTGGAGGTTCCGTAAAGCTTACATCGGCAATGAATACAAATATGGCTGCTGGTGATAATTGGACATGTAGTGCAGGACATACAATTAATATGACTGCAGAAAATACATTTGCTATGCTACCTTTTTATGCTCCAGAGCCAGTTGCATTTTCACAAGTTGCGAGACATGGTCATATTGAATTGAATGCACAGGATGGTGATACACGAATTTCATCACGTTCATCAACTGGTGGTCTTCTTGGCATCATGGGAGATAAAGGTTCGTTCACAGTCACTTCACCACTTCGTACATCAATTGCTTCAATATTTCAGCAACAGCCTGCACCTGAGTGGGAAACTCACATGTCTCATCCATCAAGTTTGGTGGGACAAACACAAACAGGATACATTTATTTTGTCTCAAAACTTGGTAACATAGTTCTTGAAACTCAAACATTTAATAGCATCAAACTTAAAGCTACACCAGTTGGAACAGTTGAAACTCAAGGTGGGTATATTCAAACAACTTCAACATCTACTCATATTTTATCGAGTTCCAGATTAAATACATATATTAAAGCCGGTATGGGTTTGTATACTAACTCCTTTATCGGTACACAAATTTATTCTGGACTTGAGGTGTTTATCAAAGCGGCGACACATATTGATCTACATGCTCAATTCTCCGGATCATTTCATGTTGGAACACCAAGACAACCTGATGGTAGATTAGCTTTAGGTGACTATACTGCACATTCACCTGCAATACGAGGTGATGAATTCATGAAAATGTTTTTAAATCATTTTCATTTAACACCTCTTGGACCAACAAGTACTGTATCAACTTCAGGAGATCCGTCAATTGTGATGGGTGTGATGAAATCATTTTGTCAAAAAACTTTTGTATTTTAATTATGTCTTTAGATTTAGGTACATTAATACCCGGTTTGATTTGGGCATGTAAAACAATGGATCCGATCTTTCCTGGATTCCAATGGGCATCAAATGTAAATGCTGCACTTTGTACTTACATAAATGGTGGTGAAAACATTCGTAAACTGATGTTACAGCCATATACCTTTCAATTTTGGATGCCACCATTTGCATTGTTATTAGTTGCTCAAAAATCGTATGCATTTTCACCATGGGAGTTTGGTGTAAAAGTTGGAGTTGCAATTGAAGTTTCAATACGAACAATTTATACACATGGTCAATTACGACTTGATTATATACCGGGACAATTACCAGCAAAACTCGGACCAATATTTTCACGAATAAACCCTTTACCTGAAATTGCAGCAGTCGAAATGGCACAAGCAATACATTCATCAATGAGAACAGTACTGATTACTGTATTAGATAATAGTTTTCCACCGAAACCAATAACGGGTCCTTTTATATGAGAACATTGATATGTTAAACGTTGTTACTTATTCACCTGAAAGTTCTGGAACTAAAACATATTGGGAAGAAGACTGGACCAATATGCGTGTCAAGATGTATCGTCAAAATGCTATAGTATTTGATATAGGGATACCTGCTGGCGCTCATGCCGTTCTTCCAAATTATGGATGTTTTGCAAATGGTCATGGTAACTATGCAAAATATAATGCAGAACGTCACCACGAAATGTGGTCAAATGGGCCAATTAAACGTTATGCAGTAAAATATACAGAATGTCCTGGTTATACCGCAAGTAACAGCGGTGGAGGTGGTAATACTGGTGGTAATACTGGCGGTAATACTGGCGGTGTTGGTGGTGGAACAGGTGGTGGCTCAACAGTCGGATCAGGTGGCGGAGATTCTAACATTGCATGTATGAGCTTGCGCAAATCATTATCAATGACATTTAAAAGAGTACCTGTTGGTCTTCAGCAAATGAGAGCAACAATCATTAATAATTGTAATGATATGATCCAAGATATGAAACGATATGCCTTTGAGGAGATTGCAGAGATTGTACAAGTATGTACTGGACTTGGCATCAAAAGAGCATATCTAAGAGGTCTATCTTATGGTGTTAATTCAGAAGAGGATATTGATAAGTATCTCTATCGATTTAATTTAAATGGCGCACTACCATTTCAAGATCAATCAGCACCATCACCAAATGGTGGTTCTTTTGCAGATAAAGCTTTCTTTTTTGGTACAAGAAATACTATTTTACTACAAGCAATTCGTGTTGATGGTGTACCATTCTTAATGGTTGATGGAGAAGATATTACAACAGTTGATGCGCAAACACTTCCACTTACAGCATTCATACCAAAATATCGTCCTGAAGGTCCAAGTGTAAATCCTTTCTTACCTTGGCTGCCAGATATGAATTGTGATTTTTTGTATAATATACCAGATCCTGATAATTGTATTACTACAATTGATATTTCAAGTCAAGCTACAAATCCACCAGACTTAAACATGTTGGTGCCGATTGGTGATAATCCAGCACCATACACTGGACCAAACAAAGGTTTCCCATATTCAAAAGAAGTTAACCCTGAACCAAAACCATTACGAATGATCATGGATGGTAGTCCAATTGAAGGTGAAAAGGTTATCTTAGCTAACCGATTTGAGCTTTCAGGTATTGTAAAAATTTCTGCTGGTGATGAAGTTGTAGTTACACTATCAGACCGTGGCGGTGGTGATGGTGGAACTAAAATTGATATCGAAGGTGATCCTTGGGATATGGGTGATGGTGATTCAATTCTTGTTGATCCTGTAAATCTTGATGCAAATCCTGCTAACAATATTTGGGATTTTGAATTTGAAAATCCCGATGATGCTGATGATGGTACAGAAATGCCTGTACCTGAACCACCTACAGGAATAGATCCTGAAGGTCCTGGTGTGCCACCTGAAGATAGTCCTGATCCAGATAAACCAGAAGATGATGAGCTTGATCCTGGTTCAGGCGTCTTGGATGGAGATGGTGATCCTGCTGATGGAGATGATGAATATAGACCACCTGGTGATCTTGATCCAGATGAAGACAAACCAAATACTCTTGAATTTCCAATCAGATTGGTTGATGGTGATTTTATCAGTGAAACTCAATTACCGGGCGGTCAATATTCCGGTGCTGCTATCTTACAACGTGACCCAATTGTAGGTTTTGGTAGTAAGTATACTCAAGAATTAAATTCTGGCGATGTTGTTGAGTTGCAGTTTGATGAAATGATCATTCCTGGTGTGTTCTATTCAATTGGTCATGGATATATTCATTATAAAGGTAGCTATTTCCAAAAATCATATAAACCAAACATGCACATTGTTTTTGGTAATGTACAATATCAAGTTATTGGACAAGGTGCCGGTGGGACATTAACATATAAAGGCTATTCTTTCGAGTATGATAATGTGTATCAAGTGAACAGATTGCAGGACGAATTTAGACCAGGTATCTACAATTCAGCATCATCAAAAACATTTGCACAAGTTTCAACAAGAGTAAGTTTATATCCAATGGCAAATAACTTGAAACTTGGATATGTAGTATTTGAACCGGGTGGATCAATCGATCTATCAGCACCTACTGGTTCGGCTGGCTCTGAAGTACAAAATTATTTTGAAACTGGAGATTTGATTTCAATCGGTGGTGTTGAATATCGTTTTCGAAATATCTATAATAATCAATTAAGAAGTGTGTATCGTGTTGATGGTGGTGATATTGGGTCAGGCGTAACAAGTTCAACTCTTGTAAGAGCATCAAAAATTACAAGAGCAATGGCACAAAATGAATATTCTCAAGCAATGATTCTACCATATAGATCATATTACGAAGTAAACAATATCATTAGTGATACTGAGATTACATTAACACCGAACTTTGGTATGGCTACAAATTATGAAGGTAAGCTATTTCGTGTTGGATTTAATATACGCTCAACATCAAATTCTCCAGATTTATTAAACTCTGGTTTTGCTGAAAAAGGTTATGCTCAATTTTTATCTGATGGTTCTGCTACAGATAATAGTAAGAATTTTTACTTACCGAAAGCAGCCACAGCAGCCGCAATATTATATAAGTATTCAGAAATCAATACTGATGGTGGTTTTGCCAGCACCAGTGTTCAAGGTGTTGAATCAGTAAAGTCTGCATTACATGGTAAGTTCTTTAATCATGTTTATCAAGGTAAGTTTGATTTACCATTTCAATTCGGAAAAGTAATTTTTCCAAATCAATATGATCTACGAATGGATGAAGAAGAAAAAGGAGAACTTTATTTCTCAAATGGTGATGACCGTTATATCATCCTTGAAACCATGAAAGATAATCATCCTATTTCGCATGGCTTTGCACAAGGTGACCGCTTAACAATTCAAAAAGTAAAGTATACACCCGATTTCTTTACAGATGAACCATATGGTAAGTTTGTTCGTCACAATGATCCACACTTCACATCGTCTGGAATGCAAACGGTAGACTATGCTGATTGTGGTATGTTGATTGAAGTTGCAGATATAGTCAATCCTCATCGATTTAAAGTATTGAAAAAAGGTCCTTCTTGTGCATCAAATGCAGATAAATTTTTCCATGCATACGATAAAGATTCAACATTCTATCTAACAGCAACAAATGGTGGTGTTCTTGAGTTCTGGGCTAAGTATTACAATGCTGTTTTTATGGATGGTACTGTAACTGCTGATAGTGAAAATGAATATACTTCTTATAATCCAACTCGCACATTTAATTTATGTTCAAAAGGTACTAATTCAAATAAATTGAAATTTAATTATAAAATGGATGCATTTAAAGCTTCCTATAAATTAGGTATGACTGCATTCAATATAACTATGTCAGGCAATAAAGTTCAATTAAATCCATCATCATCAACATCGGACGGTACATACATATTCAGTATTAAAGATTCTGTTACTGCTCCACCTAAATTACTTGATGTGTTTCCATTAAGAGTAGTTGAATTTGAAGTTGTAGATACCAATCCTGTAAATCAAGAAGTCTATTACTTAGGATAATTCTATGCTTATTCCAAAAGGTATAATAAGTGGTTTACCAAAAATACCTAAAGGATTTTTTAAAGGAGGTTTAAGTTTGGGTGGTGTTAAAATCCAACCAAAACCACCTCCTCCTCCACCAGCTGGTCCATGTGGTGCATATGATGAGACAAAAGGTATGACTGATTGGCCCACAGCACCGAATCCCGATGTGTTAGAGATTACAAACAAAGGTGTTGGATCGATAGTACCAGGAATACTTTGGGCAGATGTAAAATTAAAACAACCATTTGGTCAAGTAAAAAGTGACTCAAGTAGTTTATGGAAAGGCATTTTACATGAAGATAAAATGCTCAAAGATTTTAAGTATTATATGATCACTGGATGGTCACAAGCATACGGTTGTAAAGTATTTTATACCAATGAATTGAAATTAGTCAAAAGTATGGATCTGTATCTACAGGGTAAACCTCATGATCCACCACCTCCACCACCTATTATATTCAAAACTACAAATCAGGAATATCGGCAAATATTTACAAATAAAGATGTTGAATATAGTTTGAAAAAATTAGATTCAAAGTTTACCTTGCGAGGGTTACACATGTTGCTTGAGTTTAAAACAATGTGTGATACACAAAAATTTAATTCACGAACATTACATACAGCAAGAGGAAAAGTTTGGTTGGGTCGGTACTCTGGTGTATTTGATCGTTATCAAAATGGTACAAATAGTTGGACTGCTTTATGGTGGAGCTTTAAAAACGGTGGAACAGACATGTCTTGGAAACAACTTATGGCAAGATCACCTGATACAAAAGATATGTTTGACTATCAGTGGAATTGGTTTCAAGCAAAACGAGGTACAAAATGGACAGACCAAGGACTTTCAAGCTATGACTGTATGAATGATCCTTGGTACTGGCCAGATGATAGTGAAAATGATTATGCAAGAAGAGGGAGAGGTTCAGGTTCTGCAAGCATTCATCCAAGAAGAGATGATTACTTTGAGCATATACTTAGTCTATGGGAAAAGGATGGTCTTGGTTGGAAATATTTAAAAAATGATGCATTACTTAAAAAAATATTTACAGTTGAAAATGATAAAATTATTTTTCAAGGCCATGCAAATCAAAATGCAGCAGGTGTATTTGATGGGCTATCATTCGGATTTTGTAGTTCATTGGGATCTGCCGGTAGTGTAACAGGTTTAAAACCTGCGGGTCAACCAACGGCAACACAAGTACCATCGACAATTAGTGGAGATACTTCATCAGGCGGTACAAATAAAACAATGTCGAGAACTTATTAAGGAAATAGTATGGCAGTCAATTTATTTACAGGTGGAAGTTTATTTAAAAAAATCAAAGGTATATATGACCGTGTTGTAGGTACTGCAACAGTTGTTTGTCCTGAGGTAATTATTAATAAAGATTGGAATCCAGATGCACAATATTCTGGCGATGCAATGAAAGTACCTTCAAAAAATTTCTACGACTATCTAGGTCCATGGCTAGCACCTGATCCAGCATTAAAAAGTGGAGACTATACAGACAAGAAAACACTTAAAAAACATAAAGGTGTTGGACTTGGTCAGGATCCATATAATAATGATCTGACTCGAGCATTAGACCGAGAAGAGTTTAGCAATCCAGGTCCTCTCGCTATGGCAATGGATTATCAAGAATGTGGTGAAGTTATTATGGATGTAGGATATTATAATAATCACATGGCTTGTAAAAGGAATGCCTCAAGTGGTAGCCGCATTTATCGTACAGTTGACTTCTCGCAACATGATATGGAGTGGGAAGGTGATTGGGGAGATGTTAAAAATGGATTTCAAACTGGTGTAACACTTCAAATATTTGAAAGACATCACAATCAAAGAGTTCCCGGTGGTGTTACTGGTGGTATAAATGAACCTACAGGTTCATACACACAAGTTTGGATAGGTTCAAAGGCAGACCAATCACCGACAACTGCAACTCCAGTCGCTAGACATATGAACAGTCCTGAGGCATCTCCTTATACTAAAAAGCAATCTTCACACAAAAATTTTTACAACCAACATTATTCTACTGGTTATCATCATCAAGGTAATGGTGGCACATCAGTTGATGTATCCATGGCATTTATACCAAGAAGACCTTATGATGAAACAATTCGTATTAATACGATTCATGGTACTCGAGCTGGTAAATATGATTTTATAGATATAAAATGCTCAAATCCCAGTCTAAAAATTTGTATTGGTGGACCATGTGCTACTGTTACAATACCTGTCTGTTGGGCGCTCAATCCAATTCTCGATGTTATCAACGAAGTATTTCGAACTCTTTTTGGTAAAGATGACATATATTCTTCAGAATCAAGAATAAAAATATCAGTTGTTGGTAAACAATTTTGTTCAATTGATGGTGATGAATTTATGCACCATCCTGTAATGAGAAATTGGCATCCAAACGATACAACATCAATTGCAAATATTGATAAAAAAGAATTTAATTTTACTCAGTTTTATTATCCAAATATTACTAAAAATCCATTATTTGCCTATGCTAACGAGTTCAATTGGAAAGAGCCGTACTTTAAGAATGAAGTTATTGAAAATGGAACTTATAATGACCGAATACAAATTGAACATCCTCTTCTAAAAAAGTATAAATATTTTACACCATCATTATTTGCATTGTTGTATGAAACAAACATCGGTGTATTTTATGATCAATTGTCAAAACAAATGCAGCCTAAGGGAATTCCACTAAGTTATCATACTAAAACATCTGGTGGTTTCACTGAAGATACACCAAATAGTCCGAAAGAAAGACAAAAAGAATGTTTGGCAGATGTATTATTCCCAACGAATCTCAGCAAATGGAATAGTAAAATTGAAAATGGCTGGGGAGACCACTCAGCTAAAAATACAGGCCATTTAAAACAGTACCTCGATTGTGCTTCGTTGCCAGCTAGTCCTGCTTCTGGTCTTCCTGGTGATTACTCAAGCGCACTTGGAAAATATGGAATTTCAGGTAGCAGTTTTGGCGAGATTGATAACATCATGGGTTCATTTTCATTAATGAAAGGGTTGGTTGATGCAAATGGAGCAGATGTTGATAAGTGGACTCAATCAGCAAATACACACTACAAAGCATTATCAACTGGAAGTCCACAAGGATTAGCAGTAAAACTTGCACAGTACATTTGTTGGTATCTTGAGCCAAATGGTATTGCGGACCGAACAAGAAGTTCTGTTCGTGCATTGTATGAATATGAGAAACATGTTGATGAGCAAATTGACGATTACAGAAAAGCAGCCGGTTGTGGTGCAAATTATCAAAAATATCATATTGTAGGAACAGATAAGTATGGAAGAGAATGCGACACCGAAGAATACAACTACCTCACAAACGGATGAGGAGACTGATATTGATCGTTTACAAAGACAACTGGCAGATTTTGAACGTGTAAAGTCAAGTCTTGAGAATGTTGTAAGACAAGTTGAAAAATTTGAAGACCTACTTCTTAAACAAGGAAGTTCTAAATGAGTATCGGTAGACAACTAACTGAATTTGGAAACACTCTTGCGGATAAAGATGCTACTAAAGTTGATTCAGAGTGGCAAACTATCGTACTAGGAGATAATTTCGTAGGTATTAGTCTTGATGATTCAAAATACCTTCTTGAAAATATTAAGCTTATTGAAAATAATGTAGTGTTTGTTTTTGATTTCGCAATCACAGCCGTTTCATTATATCGAGATTTTCTATTTTTCTTGCCCAATTTTATGAATGCTGTAGTCACATACTTGGCTGGCATTCTATACAATGCTCTTGACTCTTTTTTACGACTAGGAGTATATGCATTAGTAGTACCACCAAACCTTGCTGATACAAGCTTTAAAGGCCTTCCAACAACAAGTTTGAAAGAGCAAGCAGATAATGCATACAAAAAATTCTATGATGTTTCAGATCCTAACATTCCATACTACCTTCCTTTTGAAAAGAATCTTGCCGAAAGAGTAATTGATGATGGCGAAAAAGTAAAGAACAAATTAAAATACTATTTTGAAAATGAAAACTCATCATTCAATGGTATGGTAAGCAGTGAGAAGATGGCTTATTTTGAGAGAGATTTCATGGACTTTAAAAAGTCTGCGAAAAATCTATCAATACCAGGTGGTTTTTATGATGCAATTTATTTGTATTTTTCAATCGGCTATCAGCAAAGCGGGGCATCAGTTGAAAATTTTATTGAAGCAGTTGCAAAAATTGCTGATTTATTTAAGTTTCCTACCATTGAAGGCTTGTTAAAAGAATACGATTCATTATTCCGACCTAAAAGAAAGCGAGTTCGAATTCTATGTGTTGATAAAATTCTTGGTTTAGACAAATCAGTTACTTCAAATGCTAAAGATGATCTAAAGCGCATTGACATGGAAACAATGCGAAGAAATTATAATGATCCTAAACTTAAAGATTGGAGAATTTTTGAATCAGATCCAATCTCTGCAATGACAACTGATCGAAAGAACCGTATCAAGGCTGCGTTTGAAAAACAATTAATGTATGACAAGTTGTATAAAGAACAACTTGATGAACAAGGTCTTGATTCTCTAGTTGAATTTCGTTTAAAAACAAATTCACAGTTTCAAACATTAAAAGAAGAGATTCTTTTAATTGAAGATGAAGTACAATATTATGATTATAAAGAATATGTTCGGGCATCATTAGATGGAACAGATCAATATGATTACGAAGGATTCTATACAAAGCTTAAAACAAACGAAAAGCATTTTACTCAATTAAATAACATAAGTGAGTATCCACAAGCCGCCGCTTTTCAAACAGAACGAGAAACTTATTATTCTGCATATACTGCTTATCAAAATTCTCTTGATAAGTCAGCAATGGTAAAAGCAAACGCTCTTGATAATATGATGCGGTCTCAAGCTCGATTATTTAAAATAGGGACAAATGTAAAAGATGAGACTTTATTAACATATACTTCATCAAGTATGTCTCAGGCAGATCGCATACAGAGATTGAACGATAAACTTATTGAAGAGCAAGAAATTAAAAAAGAGGTAACAAAAAATACACAAGAGTATTTGAATACTGAATTAACAGATCGTATTGAAAGAATTATTAAAAGCAAAAAAGACCAAATAAAATATATTGAAGGCATCAATACAGAAACTGCCATACCTTATGATGAGAGTAAACTTGATAAGTCTGCACAATTAACATACCTTGGTAATTTTTATGCAAATAGTGGACGTACTTCATTGTATGAAAGTTATATGGAAAAATTCTATAACTTTAATACTATTGCAGATGTTGATTATTTGTATGATTTTATCATTGAAGTTGATTCAAGTAAAGAATCATTCTCAACAAAAATTGATAGCTTTCATGCTGGACAGTATGTGCAGATAAGAGAAAAAACTGGTGCAGGTTGGAATTATCGTGGCGCAGGTATTATTGTAGCCGAAGTTACCGAACATTTTACAGACGCAGGTGTTGGTACTTGGGTCAAAGCAAACTTCTCAGATATAATTGGACTCACCGCTGATATTAAACGATTACAAAATGAAATTCTTGGATTTCAAAATCTATTTGAACCAAACACAACAGCATTTGATGCTATTATTGACTTTCTCAAAGACGTTAAAAAACGAATTTTAGATTTAATTAAAGTACTTAAAGACCTAATTCAAATCATACAGTTATTATTAAGTATTCAACTCGCCGGTAAAGTTCAGGCAAAATATGTTCGTGAACGAGATTATGATCAAATGTCTGTCTTACTTACTGATACAACTAAATTACCAAGGCAAACAACAAAACGTAATTTTAAGCCAAGTCGATTAGCAAGTGTCCAGAGTTATCTCACAAAGATTCGTTCGATTGACCGTCAACGTGCGGCTGATATTGCTGATGAAATTGATACGTTGTTTACAAAAACCGATTCGGCAGATGATACATTTCGAAAAGATTTTATCACAAACAAAAGTGTGGTGCAAGAATCATACCCTGTTTCAGCAGCAATGTATCAAAAATCTCAACAGTTAAGGCATAGCATACAACTTGAACTAGGAAAGAAAAAAGATAATGTTTTATCGCTATTCGATCTCAGCACTTCAGTTTATGCTCGACTTACCAGTGATACTACTGAAAAGGAATCGAGTGTTGAATCAAAGGAAGATGAAGAAAGAAGAGAAAGAGAAATCAAACTCGCCACATGGGAAAGTAAAATATGGAAAGAATTAGAAAAAGCTGAATCAAATTTAACAAATGAATTTGGCTTCTCGTTAGTGCTACTAAGTTATTTACCACAAGGAATGCCTTTCTATCCTATTCGCTATCTTGCAGAAAAACTTGGCTTGGTACAACAAGATTTGGGCATTGTTGGTAATCAATTAAAAGCGAATGTTCATGGTAGTCCAAATCCATTTATACTGGATGGTCTTGACGAATCAGCTATCATAAGTTTAATGCCAAATAAAACACCAAATGATCTAGTAGGTTTGTTAACAAAAAATAGTATAGCAAGAAACCCTGCTGCTGGTTATACACCACAACCAAAAAGTATGAAGGTGAAATTTAATCCATTGTTTTCAACATCCGAGTTTAATTTTACACTCAAACCTATTCTTGATGGAACAATTAAAAGTGAAGTTGGATACTCACATGGTAATAGTTGGATTAAAGTTACTGAAAGTTTACGAATGAGATATCTTGCTGGTGCGTTCTTAACAGAAATGGATGGAAGTCCCATATCATTAGGTACGGATAAAGCTTTAAATACAAACTATAAATATCTATATGAACTAACCTTGGATACAGGACTTGGCTCTGCTGGTTGTGGATCAAGTAATGAAATCGAAAAAGTGCAAGTATATCTTGGTGGATTTCCATTTGCTTCACAATCTGCAACTGGTGATCAATTTTTACATACACATCGAAAAGGTTATGAAAGAAACAGTGATGGCAACACATTATTTCGATTTGGGCGAATGTTTCGAAAAACATTTTCTGCAGAAATTTATGTGAAACAGGACATTACGGCATTTTTGCCTTATATCTTGATTGGATATGATGAAGACCAAAAATTAAATAGCTTTCCGAAGTTTGAGTTAATTGACGCAACAATTAAGTTCTACAGAATAGCATAAATAATAAATGTCAAAATACATAGATTTAGATTTAAAGTTTATACCACACCCAAACACAATGCGTGTAAATCATGTTGTAGGTAAAGCCGCTATTTTTCGTTCACTAAATCATATTCTATACACACGTCCAGGAGAACGTCTTTATAAACCTGACTTTGGAATTGGTATTCAAAATCAATTGTTTGAACAAAATGATTTTATTGGCCTTGATTCATTAAAAACTGATATCAAAGATCAAATTAAAAATTATGAAGATCGAATCACAATAAAAAATATTGACATTTGGAATGATTTATATAATCTTGAATTAAAAATTACATTTTACATAAACACGGAACCTTCAAATGAAATTACGTTTGAAAAAACCGTCAAACAAATTCGCTAGTCAATGTCTAAAATACCTAAAGAACATATAAGTGAATTAGATTTTAATGAGATACGAAAAAACTTGCTTAGTTATGTACAAAATAATTCTGAATTTGCGAATTATGATTTTGAAGCCTCAGGTTTAAATTTTGTTGTTGACCTTCTAGCTTATAATACACAATACAATGCCTTTTACTTGAATCAAATCTCAAGTGAAATGTACTTAGATACAGCACAGAAAAGAAAGAATGTTGTATCAATTGCAAAGCAAATGGGCTACACACCTCGTTCAAAAAAATGTTCTTCTGCCAAGATATTACTTCGTCTAACAGGTACTGAAAATTTTAAAGGACCATATCCTGTTGAAAGATATACAGAAATTATTGGTAAAAATATTAATGAAGATACATTTCCCTTCGTTGTAACTCAGAGAGTAAATGTTTCGAAGTTGAGAAACTTTGAAGAGCCACTTACTTTAAAGCAGGGTTCTTATCAAAGAGAAGAAATTGTAGTTAATAAACTTATGCTTGAAAAAAGATATGAAATACCAAGCAGAGATATTGACCTTGAAACTCTTGAAGTTTATGTGAAACCGTTTCGTGAATCACAAGAAAAAGAAAGATTTTTTCAAGCGGAAGATATAACACTTGCAAGTAAAGATTCAAAATTATATTTTATTGAACAAAATTATGAAGGTAGATATGAATTAGTATTTGGAGATGGTATTTTAGGTA